AGTCGGCAATGGCAATACTCCAAGCACATCGCCATCACAGGGCAATAATGGTGGCACAGGATCAATTTTAGCTAATTATGCGGCGGGCGGCGGCGGTGGTGCTGGTGGCGTTGGGGGTAACGGGGTGTCATCTGCTGCCGCTGTAGGTGGTGCAGGTACTTCATCCTCAATCAGTGGGTCTTCTGTCGGTTATGCCGGTGGCGGAGGTGGCGGTGGGTATGGAACTTTAACAGGCGGAGGTTCTTCTGAGGGCGGTGGTGCTGGTTCACTTGTATTTAACACATCGGGAACCGCTGGAACGGCGAACAAGGGCGGCGGCGGTGGTGGGGGTAACAATGCCACTGGCGGCGCAGGCGGCTCCGGCATCGTGATTTTAAAACTAAACGCATAGGCAAGGACATGGTCTGCGTCTAAATACTCTTGAATTTGAACTTATAAAATACAACTAAATAGTAGTATACTCGAAGTTTGAAAAGAGTATATCTTTAATTATAAACTTATAGAAGTGAGGTTTGACATGCCAAGTAGAGTAATTAAAAGAGTTAAGTCTAAAGTATCTAAAGTAAAGCCAATAACTACTATTTCTAAAACATATAGACTAATGGGCATTGATACGGCAATGCAGCTGCTTCGTCCAGGAGCAAAGTGGGAAATCTCGGGAACTATGTTTACTCGTTGGGAAGATCCAAGGCCATGTCCCTCGATCAATGAAGTCCATGAGACAATTCTAAAGATCAAAGACTTCGAAGATTCGATCAATACGATTCTTCTTCCAGAGCAGAAAACTGAGGTCGACGCATACTATAAGAAAGTCGATGATGCCGTTAATGCATCTAATAACGATCATTAACTCAGTTACTATCTACAACTATTCATAAAACAGCGACAACGCTATTATACTCTTTCTGTAGAATAGATCAAGTGTTTTCTTATATATATTTTTGTAATATGGAGTTTGAATTATGATTACTCATGGATTGTTTCCAACGCCCGTTTCCTTCTTTTCGATCGATCGAGAGATTACCAAGTTCGAATCTAAGTTTATCGAAGGTCTAGATAAAAAACCAAATAGTGGAAATACGACCAGTGCGAATAGAAATGTTCTTGCAAGTAAGGCAATGACTTCTATTCGCAGTTTTATCGAGAAATCTCTCGAAGAGTATGTAAAGAGCATATATGATCCGAAGAATGGCGTAAAGTTTAAGATTACTCAGTCCTGGATGAACTATACCGAAGTTGGTCAATTTCATCATAAACATGCTCATCCTAACTCTTTTATCTCTGGAGTGTTTTATCCAAAGACTAATCTCGATGATAAGATTCATTTCTTCAAAGAGGGTTATAAACAGATCAAACTTATGCCAGAGACATTTAATCTCTATAATTCAGAATCTTGGTGGCTTTCGACCGTGACTGGCCAACTCGTAATTTTTCCATCATCTCTAACACACATGGTCGCGACGATTCAGGGTCCAGAGACTCGCATTAGCCTATCATTTAATTCGTTTCCCATTGGATACATTGGAGATGAAGATCAACTAACAAGACTAGATATCGAGTAGCATCAAAGATGTTTAAATTATATGCCTTTGGAGCAATATTTTTAGTTCTTGCTACTGTCACGGGCGGTCTGTACTATGAGTGGAACTCGATGAAAGCAGAGATCGTCGAACAGAAAGCTCTTAATGCTGCACTCGATCTAAAGACCAAGGAACAAGATAAAGTCATTGAACAGCAAGCCAATGACTTTAAACTTCAGAACGAAATTAGAGATGATCTTCAAGTCAAATTAGATCAGAGACAAAAACAAATCGAGGAGACTGAGAATAAGTTCAATAAGGTCTCTAGGCTCCTAGGACAAAGAGATATCGGTAAACTTGCTGCAGCTCGGCCCGAAGCAATCGAGAGAATTATTAATAAAGGATCTATAAATGTTGTTCGTTGTTTCGAGATTGCATCTGGAAAGGAATTAACAGAGGAAGAAAAAAATGCTCAGAAACCTTCACAACTCAATACTTCTTGTCCCAATATTGCTAATCCTAACAGGATCACTGAGTAGCTGTGCTCTCCTAACTCCCAAGCCAAGGGAGATAGAGATCAAGACAGTAGAGATTGAGAGAGCTCCTCTCTCGATCAAGACAGATTATCCTCTCGAACTCGATCAGATCGAATGGGTAATCGTTACTGAAGAAAACTCTAAGATGGTATTCGAGGATCTAGAAAGGAAGAATTATGATCCTGCAATATTCGGTCTTACAGACAAGGGATATGAGTCTCTTACAGTAAATAACGCAAAGATTCTGGCTCTGGTCGAGCAGTATAAAGCAATCATTTCTGCCTATCAGAAGTATTATGAGACTCCTAAAGTAGTATCGCCTCCCCCAGAATAATAAAAAATACTAAATAGTTAAGATGTTCTATGTATTGTTCTGATAGAAGAGAGGCCATGAAACAATCTAAATTAGTTCGTAAGATATATGAGGCTTGCGTCAATCATGATGCCGAGAAACAGCACGAACTTCGTAAGAAAGAATTTGCCAAAATCTTCAAACATAAGAACGAAGGCAAATCATTTACTACTAAATGGACACTGGTACAATTGTAAAATAAATGAAAACATTTAATCAATTTAGTAAAGAGATTGTTAATTTTGCTTCTGTAAATGAACAAAATATAACGAAAGATCATCCTCATGAAAATGTGAGAGATGGCGTTGATGAAGAAATATGCGAAACAGCTGCTGCTGGACTTGCAGCCAAAGCCAGCAAATCTGGCATATCAATTGGTACATTGCGCAAAGTATATCGTCGTGGCGTTGCTGCATGGAACTCTGGTCATCGTCCAGGAACAACTCCCCAGCAATGGGGCATGGCTCGTGTAAACTCTTACATTACTAAGGGTAAGGGTACATATGGTGGAGCAGATAAAGATCTTCATGAAGGCGACACTAGCAAACTACCAAGAGTAGCAAAAGACAAAGAGTCTGGTCTGCCGAAAAAATATGTTGCTGGTCTTTCAAAGGAAACAGCAAAAAAACGTGCTTTACATTTCGATAAAGCAGATAAACTAAGCGACAGTGATCCACGTGCCTATACACCAGCACCAGGAGATGCTACTGCCAAGACTAAAGAATCTAAGCATACTAAGAAGTATCGTGCAATGTTTGGCGAAGAAATGGACGAAGAAGTTCTAGAAGCATGCTGGGATGGTTACAAACAGATTGGTGTGAAGAAGAAAGGTACAAAAATGGTTCCAAACTGTGTACCCGAAGCAGAAAATCCTGCTCAACAAGCAGCAATTGCAATTGCCATGAAAAAAGCTGGTAAGAAACCTAAGAATGAAGAAGTTGATTTAATTATTACTGAACGTGGCGCAGATTCTAAGGGATACTATCGCTCGACTGAGTCTGGAGCAGGTCTTACTCGTAAGGGTGCAAAGCATTTCGGTATTCAAACTGCCGTAACTGGTAAGGTAAAAAGAGGATCAAGTGCAGCAAAAAGACGTAAATCTTTCTGTGCTCGAATGAGCGGCATGCCAGGGCCAATGAAAGACGAAAAGGGCAGACCCACTCGTAAAGCTGCATCTCTAAGACGCTGGAGATGTCCCCTATAGATAAAAAATACTAAATAAGCGGTGATGTGCGCCATTAGTCATGAAAATAAGAAGGAATATCCTCGCATGGCTAATTCGTTAGGTTCGGAATGAACCCAGATACAGAAATCCTTAGAATTCTCGGAATCAAAGCTCCCGTTGCGATTGCAGCTATCGTTGGAGCATTATTGTCTCTAATAATGACCAAGGGACTTACTCCAATCCGTGCAATGATCTCTCTAGTCTCTGGATTCTTTTCTTCAATCTATTGCACTCCACTTATTGTATCTTACTTTGACATTTCTTCTGAAGGTCAAAATGGCATTGCATTCCTTCTCGGTGTAATTGGAATGAACATAGTCAATGGAATATACTCTCTCTCGAATAGCTTTTCACATAGTCCATATCCATTCCTTTCGAGGATCTCTACTCCATTATCATCATTAAGCCAGACCATTCTGTCCTGGAGAAAGACAAAATGACTCTCGAAAGCGTTAACACATTAGTTCAGATGTTTGTTGCGGTCATGGTAATCTATTCTATGCAGACGAAATATAGAGACTCTGAAATATTTGAAAGATCAGTATGTGGCGTGATATTCTTTCTATTCTTCCTGGCAACGGCTATCTTTTCTTCAGATTTCGGTAATCTGGTATTCTCTTTAACAACATGTATCTGGTTCCTATTCTATAAGTTCTATAGTGTTAGACTGAAAATATAACAATCTAGAGTTATATAAATATTATGATATCATTGGAGAATAAGAACCATGGCACTACCTACTTCCAGAATAGAATTTGCAGAGTATTGTCTTCGTAGGCTCGGAGAACCTGTAATTCAAGTCAATGTCGATCCAGAGCAGATTCAGGATAGAATCGACGATGCTCTCAACTTCTATAGAGACTATCATCATGATGGTGTCGAGAAGCTCTATCTCAAACATGAAATTACCGCTGCAAACATTGCTTCGAAGTCTGTTCCGCTTTCAGATGCGATCATAGGAGTCGTTGCAGTATTTGACATTGGTTCTTCTCTGAATACTAATAATTTATTTAATATTCGCTATCAGATGTCACTTAATGATCTATATGATCTAACAAGGACATCTGTAATTCCATATTATCTGGCAATGACACATATTTCTTTCCTCGAGTCAATGTTCGTTGGACATCCACAAATTCGCTTTAATCGACACACTGACACACTTCATCTTGATGTTGATTGGGATAAGGTCACTGAAGGAAATTTTGTCATCGTCGAGTGCTATAGCTATCTCGATCCAGAAACCTATAACAATGTCTATAAAGATAGATTTCTTCTCGAATATGCAACGGCACTAATTAAGAAGCAGTGGGGAGAAAATCTTAAGAAGTTCGATGGTATTGCCATGCCAGGTAATGTAACATTTAACGGCCAGAAGATCTGGGATGAAGCGAATCAAGAGGTAATTGAGCTTGAAAATAAGATGGTTACGACATTCAGCCTTCCTGCCGTTGACATGCTGGGTTAATAATAAATGGCTACGAATAAATACTTTCAAAATGTAAATCATCGAGGGACTCAAAGACTTACTGAAGATTTAGTAGTCGAGTCTATCGCCATGCATGGAATCGATGTCTATTATCTACCAAAGACTCTTGTAAATCGTGATACTTTATTTGGCTCTGATTCTCTTAAGAAATTTACAACTGCAGCACAGGTCGAAGTCTATGTCAAAGATGTCGTTGGGTTTGGCGGAGAAGGTGATATACTCGGTAAGTTTGGTCTCGAAATGCGAGATCAGGTTACATTTACAATTGCTCGAAGAAGATATGAGCAAATAAAGTCCGAGAAGATTCTTCTCGAAACTGGATCGAATATAATTTTTGAATATGGATTGACATCACAGCCATACTTTAGAAACTCTAATACTAATTCTTCTCTTGTTGCCGAAACTGCAACGGGTAATGGATACTCGATTACCTCTCCGAGACCAGGAGAAGGTGATCTAGTATATTACCCACAGGCAAATACTATATTCGAAATTAAGTTCGTCGAACATGAAGTTCCATTCTATCAGTTCGGAGCATTATATACCTATGATCTACAATGTGAGAAGTTCGAGTACAGTTCAGAAGCTATGGATACTGGAATCGCCGACATCGATGCTCTCGAAGACAATTACTCATTGATTGCGAATGTCTTTGAAATTCTTGCTCAAAACGGAGATAGAATTGTACATGAGGATTCTTCGGCTCTTATTCAGGAACAGTACGATATAGGCGTAAATGATAATATCGCCAACAATACAGTTTTCTCAATAGGATCAGTTGGGATCGTAGATTTTTCAGCTTCAAATCCATTTAGTGAGCTTTAAAAATGTCTATTGGTTCATCATATTATAATGGAATTCTTAGGAAATATGTAATTGCATTTGGAAGTCTATTTGATGGCATTCAAATTACTCGCGAAAATTCTTCGGGAACTACAATACAGTCTATTACCGTTCCGTTGGCATATGCTGCAAAGGACAAGGTCATGGCTAGGGTTGATCAGAATCCAGTCCTCGACAATCAAAATCCAGCAATAACCTTTCCGAGAATGTCCTTTGAAATGCTTGGACTAAGATATGATACTGAACGTAAAGTCTCCTCTTCGATTAAGGTTTCTGGAATCTCTGCTACAGATGTAAATAAGTTCAGAGCAGCATATTCTCCCGTTCCATATATCATTGATTTTCAGCTATATGTCTATGTTCGAAATGCCGAAGATGGTCTAAAAATCGTCGAGCAAATTATTCCATACTTCAAACCAGATTATGGCGTAACGATTAAAGTCCTTCCAAGTATTGGATATAAAATAGACTCTCCCGTCACACTAACTTCTGTAACTTCTTCTGATAGCTATGAGGGAGACTTCATGACTCGGAAGGCACTGATCTGGACTCTTGACTTTACAATGAGAGCAATGCTATTTGGTCCAGTAAGCTCTACGGCAATAATTAAGAAAACAACGAACAATCTCTTCATTGCCAAAACAGATCAGACTGGTCCTACAAATATAAAAATTACTTTGACTCCTGGGCTTCTGGCAAATGGATCTCCGACAACCAACTCATCTGCCTCTA